GGTTCTTCAATGGTAGCTTGTTTAGTCATGATATTAATTAGTTGTGCGCAGCCATCATCTTTACGGCAGCGTTCAATAATCTTCATAAACTTAGAGGAGTTATTACCTAGTATAGCTTTAGTGGCTTCATCTAAAGGGCGTTTAGTTCTAGGTTTATCAGTAACATGTATAGGAATTAGTCTTGCTATTTCATCAAAGGGTGTTGCAATACCTTCATTTAACACAACAACTTCTACAGGGTTAGCAACATCTTTAAAATTCTTTGTGCCAGGAACTCGTAGAATACGTGACATGTCAGCAGTACAAGCACCATCAGCTTTTAATCCGTGTTTAACACATAAGAACTTAAGACCTTCTGCTACAGGTTTCCATATAGCTTTATCTATAGGCTCTGTTAAAGACCAATAACAATGAATGCCATTACCTGAGTCTACTATAGTGGGTACAGGGAGTTGTGTTATATCGGTAAAAACACGTAAGGCTATTAGAGCTTGATCTTTAGTTTCATAGTCTTTCCATTTGCGTTTTTTGCTATCAAACCCGCAATCAATATCTAACCAAAAGGTACGTTGTTCTTTAGCGTTTAGTGATTTACGTTCGGTAGGTTCTATCCATGAAGAGCAAGCAAAATAAACATCTTGCTTATCATCTAAAAATTTACTAGATACTGTTATTGCTTCATCAATAGAATTTACAAATTTGGGGGTGACTATATTTTTTTGATCTTTACCACAGATACAGTAGTATCCTTGGTCAGACCATACACTTTGTAAAAATTCTTTTGTTTGCATGTTTCTCTCGAAATAAGTTTGTAACGAAATAGGTGCTATCTTATGCAAATGACAGATAGCGGTGCCATATTATTGACGTGACATAAAGAGGAGATCCCTGTCACACTACTTGCATTGTAGTTATTTTTTACGTTGTTTATCTATGAACTCTATTATTCTAGGCTCTAGATGCTTTGAAGGTTTTGCTTTGCCAGAGAACCAATCATACACCGTTTGTCTTGAAACGTTAAGATCTTTCGCTACTTGACTCGCAGGATATTTTAGAGCTATGCATAATTTACCTAACAAAGTACCTGAAGTTTCCGATGCTTTAGTATTGTTTTCAATCATTAATTGAGAATATCCTTGCATAATTATGTCCAGTCCGATACTAAGTCGTCTAAACTAACATCACCTTGATCAACCTTAGGTGCCGCAGGTTTAGGTGGTGGGGGTGGTACTGGTTTTTCAGCAACACGCACAACAGGTTCAGGAATATCATCTTCTACTTTAGGTGCAGCTACTTGAGGACGTTGAATAGGTTGTTGTTTCTTTTGCTCAAACTCTTCTCCATCTTCTTCTTTATTGACATTTACTGATAAAGTAATAGCACGTTTAGCTTCTTCTGAAGTTGACTTAGTGGTGCATATTGCATACTCATCATCATTAAGAACTCTGATAGGTTTAAACCCAATCTTAGTGCTTGATGAGTCTTCATCAAAACTTACACGCGATACAACAGACATTAAATTCTGACCATTAGCACGAACGTAATCTGTATATTCATGTAGTGGTTTGCAATCTTTAGTGCCATTACCAAATATAGATTGAGCAGGTAATGTCATTTGATAAACATCTCCATTCAAATCATCAGCACGAATTACTGCAATACGTCTACTAAATCTACAAGCTTTAGTGCCATTAGCGCCTGAACCTTTAATGTTTTGTGAGCAAGGTAGACATGTTTCTGCTTGTTTATCAACAACAGCATCATCAGGCTTTATACTATCTGATGTCCAACATGTAGGTGGTGGCATCTTTTCGCCTGGAACATATGCTTTAGAAAAATACATTCTATGCACATGGGGTGATGCATTAACAATAACTACTTCAAGAGCATCTTGATTAGATTTCTCAATCTCTTTACCATTAACCATTAATCTAAACTTACCACCACGTATTGATATACGTTTAGAAGTTTGTGAACTACCTGTAATATGCGCAGTAAAGCCATCATCACGACGTGTGTGTGCTGCCACTGCGGTGCTACCAAATATATCTAACTCTGTACTCATACTTCCTCCTTAGTTTTGCTTTTTGTTATTCTAACTGTGTATTCACTTGTTGCTTGTAATCCTGGCGGATGTTTGTCAGGATTGTTCTCTAAAAATTCTTTTACAACTGATTGTGTAAGACGCTTTTCATAAAACTCAGGGAGATCATGTTCTTTTGTAAACTTAAACATTTCTGCCCAATCGCTAGTCCAATACCTTGTTTTTAAAATCCTTGATAGTGTTCCAACATTAGTTTTTAAACTAGTTACATTTAAAGTTCTACACGCTTCACTAAGAGCCATATCAACTTTATCTCTTTTTACTTTTATATCAGTTATTTGTTTTTCTAATTCATCTATCTTGTCTCGCATATTGACAGAGACTTGCATTAACTTTTCTATCTGATTATTATCTAATTCCACATTAACTCCTTTCAAATATTAAGAGATACAGTATAGCACAGTTATTTACTTTGTCAACTCTTTTTGTAATTAAATATAACCCATTCAGCAAACCTAATAAGTTCTTCAGGTGTGGCGTTATGTTTCATTGTGTTAGCTTTGTGACTAATAATAGTTACATTACCTTTAATGTAACCCTTTGAATTATCTATTCTATCTAACGATGGTGAGTTACTACTTGGTCCTTTTGCTCGGGACTCCGATATATTTTTAATAATAGGTATACCCAATATAGGACATATAATGGGTATCTGTATATCTGAAACATCTATATTAAAATCTAAGTTTTTTCGTCTAGCTCTATCTTTAGCATGCTGTTGAATAATTCTTTCAGGGTTTTTTTCACGATACGACCTTGAATATTCTGCATGGCTTATGCCTTCTTTATATTTTTTAAGCATCTAGTATTTTTCCAAAAGGAACTAATAATTGTTTAGGTACTAAAAAAGCTTTCTTTGGTTCTGTATCTCCCTTGCCTACAAATTGAGTATGGACAAGTTTATTTAAAAATATACAGTTAACTATATCCATAGGTTTTATCATTAAATATATTTGATCATCATAAAATATCCACTTGTCTGCCGTTGTTATCATTAACCCTGAAGGTTTATTAAACATTTCAATTTCTACAACTAAGTTGCCTGTTACATTACTCATAGGATCATATTTAACTTCTATTGACTTATGAGTTTCAGGTATCCATATATCATAACCTTTATAGGCATCTATTAATGTTGCTGATGGGCAAGTCTTTTGTATAATACTTAAAACTTTTAATTCTATTTCTTTGCCTCTGTTTAAATCTTTTTCAAAACTATTATTTATATCATTCATTTATTTCTTCCTTATATAGATCAACTAGTTTAATGTGATTATCAATTTTACCTTGTAACATTTTGTAAATTTTTTGTTCAACAGGGCTGCCCTGAAGATGAACTACGGTCATCTTATTTTTTTGTCCCGCTCGATCAACACGAGCGCAACATTGTATGTAGGTTTCAACAGACATCACAGGTGACCAAAATACAACTACGTTAGCTGCGTGGAGAGTAACGCCATGTGATGCAGCTTGAGGTTGGATCACTAATACTTGTGGGTCTTTAGTTTCTTGGAAGCGTTTGAATATATCAGTTCGTTTATTCATTGTTACATCACCATGTATAGCCTCACAAGTTATATGGTCTTTATGTAACTCACTTAATACTTTTTCTATGCTGTGTCTAAACGGACAAAAGACAAGCACCTTATGACTAGCTTCTTCTATAATATCTTTTAGGGCTGTCATGCGATTACTTATATCAAACTCTATAACTTCCGATGTGTCTGAATAAATAGCGCCTGCACTTACTTGTAAAAGTTTAGTGAGCATAACCCCTGCATTAACAACAGTAATTTCTTCACCTGAAGCTTCCATATACATATCTTTTTTAAGCTTCTTGTAATACTTATCTTGTTGTGGCGTTAAGGGGACTTCGCGAGTTGTATACAAAACATCAGGCAAGTCAAGGCATTCCTCTTTTGTATAACGAATGGCGGGTTGAAGTGTTTTAAAAACAATATCTTGAGCATTAAATCTAGGCACCCAGGTGAACTGACTGACTTTCTGCATGACCATATCCTTAAAAGTTCCTGCGTATTTAGGTACGGATGCGGGGTTCACAAGTCTAGCCAGTCCATATGCGTCAGCGGGAGATTGAGCAGCGGGTGTTCCTGTCATAAGCCATAGCCATGTTTGAGGTGTTACTACACGGTTCATAGCTTTCCAGCGACGTGTTGTGACGGTTTTGACATAGTTAGCCTCATCGACAACTATTAAATCAAACCCGCCTAACTTAATTTCTTTCTCTACAACTTCTATACCATCGTAATTAATAATAACTACGTCTGTATTTTCAGCTAATACTTTCTTTCTTTTTTCAGCCGAGCCATGAGCAATACCAACTGACCTATGCATAGCCGTTTTAAAAAAGTCTGATTGCCAAGCTGCTTGCATAATAGATAGAGGACATACTACAAGCATACGTTTTATCTTACCTTGATTCATAAGATAATCTGCCGCCCATATAATAGCTGATGTTTTACCTGTGCCTGCTTCTGATAAACAATAGGCACGTCTGTGTGCAGATAAAAATTCTGCTGTTACTCTTTGATGATCAAATGGCTTATGAATACCTGGATACGTGTAGTCACGTGATATAGGTGAAGGTGGATTCTTAACCTTCATGTCTGATAATGTTAATACTTCATCTAATCCCCAATTAACAAGGACTTGAAATACGCCATTATCATATTCTTTATACAACTTACTTTTAGGTATCTTATCTAATATAAGTTGTGGTCTCTTCGTGTTAACGATGAGAGCCTTATCTTTGTATACTTCCAATGCAATCTCCTAAGTAAAAAGATAAACGCGCCACCGAGAGAGGTTAATGACGCGTCTATTTACTACAAATTGTTAACACACAAAGTCAAATTATTTTTTGAGGTTTTCTTTGCTATTAACTGACGTGGTTTTACCGCACTCACGCCTTACGGGAAACTTATTTCTTTTTAGGAACGTTTCTCTTTAACGAACCATCACTATTACGTTCAAACGAACTGTTAGTGCTTTTACTTCTAATTCTCATATTGCTAGGGGTGTTGCTGCCCCCTTTACTTAAAGGGACTACATGATCTACATCTTTACCGTCACCCTTTGATACTTTACCAGCTTTTATCATCATTCGTCTAGCTTTATTTCTAGCTACACGTTTTTTAATTTGGTCAGGTTGTGCTTTATATATGTTTTCTTTTTGATAATCTCTTGCCATTACTTTCCCCAATGTGAACATGATTGAACAGGACAGAACTTTCTACAAGCGAAATTAGGGACTGCGTTAAACACCCCTGACTCATAGGCACTGCCAATACGTAACACCATTTTACCCCATTCTGCAAACATTTCATCTATTTTTGATACATCATAGTCTTCTTTAAGTATCTCTTTACTTACCAAGAATATCAACCCAGACTTAATTTTTAACATGTCTGGGAAGTGTTTAAAGATAGCTACACTAAACAAAGATAGCTGTCTAGTATCTGCATACTGACTTGACTTGCCTGTTTTATAATCAATTAAGGTTGCTAACTTCTTTTCGTTATCAATTACTAATAAGTCTATAACCCCACGCCACCATACATTAGGGGCAAAGAAGTCACAGGGTTCTAAATCCTTTGTTAAGCCTAGCTTATACTCACAATACTTATCCCCTGGAATAGCTATTAATCTATCAAGGGTAGGTTGAAACATATTAAACTTCTCAGGAAGCGGTGTAGCAGATTTAACGTATAACTCACAGGCTTTGTGAACTTCGTTGCCATAAAGAAAATGCTCTACGTTTGGGTCTTGCTTAATATCTTTTGCTACATACAGATGATAGTATTGCTTAGGACATTTCTCAAATGTTGTAGCACTTGAGTAAGACCACGTTTTTAACTCAGCCATTATTGGTCTTCTTTCTTTTGGACTTCGCCTGTTGATGGATTAAGTTCATATTCAGGTAGTTCTTTCTTCTTTCTA